TTATAACTCTTTTATAGATTAATTAGTATTTTAATTTATCTTAGTTCATTAACATTTCTGCCATATAAGATGTAGTCCAGTTGTACATATTAATACCCATAGAAGTCATTACTTCATAAGTAGCAATATCTTTTCTATCAGATAACTGGTCTCCATTTCTAGCAATAGCAGCCCATTCAGCAGGTAAATTGGTTAAACCTTTATAAACACCTGTTAATAGTTCTCTACCTTCTTCACATACTAAGGTTACATTTCTTTCTCCACCATCTGTCATAGAATGGTCTAGAAATACAAATGTATAAGATGATAATGGAAGTCCACCAACCATCCTACCATTCTTTCTATCACTTTCTGCTAACAAACCTTGATTAAAGAAATTAGTTTCTGTAACACTAAGTAAATATCCATCAACTGTACGATAATGTCTAAAATAATTACCATAAGTTAAATATTGTCCTTCTTTAGAAACAGATTCAATTTCCTGTTTCCCCATTGGTGTAAAATAACCTTTAGCAAAGGCATCAGTTTTCATTGCATTATCAAACTGTCGCATACCACCTGCACCTGTATAAAGGATTATTTCCATAGGTGTTCTATCAACCCTATTAGTAAATATATTAGTTATGATAGAATCCCACATACTCCTTGTTAAAGTTGAGTATGTATTATATTGTCCAGTACTTTTAAGTATTTCAAATATACCAGCACCTTTAGGAATAGGTTTTCCAGTTACTTCATCTTTTAAAGTAATCTGACCATTATTATCTCTATTGTATACAGATGTCCATAAATCAGTTTCAATATCAAGTCTCCTATCAATTTCAAATAGTTTCATTTCAAAAGGCATCCATAAATTAGTCTTACCTCCACCTTCTAAATCAAATTCAAATTTAGTAGCTTTATGAGCAATATTACCAGATATAACTTTAGAGAATCTCTGGAAACCAAACTGATTAGTCATCTTAGCTGGCCCCATAGAGTTACTTCTATTACCATCACTAAATGATGCAGCAACAGAAGGAGCAGCCATAGTCCAGTAACAACCAGGTGTAAAATTATTTAAACTTACATATTCAGCATGATTACCTCCAACAATAACAAATGTATATAAATACATTCCATTAGCTTGTTTAGTAGGTTCACCTTGAATACGAAGCAAATGTTGTCTATCAGCAGTCATAGCACCATGCTGTCCAATAAACCAGTTATCTTGCATATAAACTTGGAAAGGACTAAATCCTAATCCAGGTTTAGCAAGACCTGTATTGTATAAAGCATATACTTGAGAAGTATGTTTCATTCTTCCCATTATATCCCATACATATTGGGTATCATTAAGTGCTTTAGGTTTCATAGGTTTAAGTAAACCTTGACCTTCTGTAGAACTTAATAAAGGAAACATATTAGAATCCTTACCCCAAAGGTATGTTAAATTCTTACTTAACTGTACTGGTTCAAGAAATTTATATTTATACATAATATCTTGGTCAGTATAGCCACTACTATCATAAGTAGCTGTATATAGTTCACGCATATTATTTCAGTTTTAAATTAGTTATTTAACAGGTAATAGAATCTTACCAGTATTAGTATTAACATTAGGTCTAGCACTATTACTAGTTTGAGATTTCAATACCCGAATTTTCTTAACTTCATTATTGAGTATTTGTTCTTCAATAAATTGAGTTAAATCACCTTTAGTAAACCTTCTATAAGAATCAAACATATCATTATCAATATTCTGACCAGTCTTTACTAAATTAATCTTCTCCATATATAAATCATACTGATTGTGAGTCATCGTATTGTTAACACCATCAATATTATATATAAGAGGTTTAGAAATATAGTCCATATAATCATTGCTAGATTTCATAACAGGTTTACCATTCTCTATTATTTTTATTGTCTTAGGTATCGTATAAGTTTTATTCCCTATATTAAGCTTACCGCTATCTAACTTAGCTTTTACAGAAAGCCAATACTGTTTCTCAGTATCAAGGTCTCTAAGTCTTATATCATCAAGTTGTTTCTGTTGTCTTGTACGTAATTCAGTTTCTTTTCCTACAAGATAATCTTTAGCTGCTATAGCACCTTCAAATAGTTTATTATCAGCAGTCAAATAATTAAGATATGTATTAGCTTGTTCTTTACTATCCCCTTTAGCAAGTCTTTCTTCAATTATAATATAACCTAATTGGTCTTTATTATTCTTATCTAATACAATACTATCATAAGAGGTTTGTTTATTAAACCCTTCAAGATTACCATTATTAATAACAAGATGATTAATAACATCTTGTAATATAGGATAAGCTTGTATTAACTTATTTTGTTCATCTTTAGCATATTGTTCCCCAAGTATCGTAGCAGTGTCAAGAGTATATTTTGTTAGACCTTCTTTTGTATTCTCATAAACTAGAGGAACTCCATTATTATCCATTGGAGTAACTCCTGTTAATTTCTGTAATTCTTCTATAGATAATTCATCATCAGAAGTAACAGGTACTTCATCCAATGTAGATAGTTCACTTTTTGTTTTAAATATAGAACCATCACTATTAAGAGCATTACCATCTTTATCTAATTTATAAGTTATTTCTTTATTTTCTGCATCAAGTATTATTACTGATTCTTCATTAGTAACAACTGGTTGTGCAGCAATAGTTTTTAGTTGTTCAAGTTCAACTTTAGTCTTTATAACAACACCTTTATCATCAATAGCATTTCCTTCTGTATTAACTTTAAAAGTATCTTTACCAATAACTAAATCTGTGGTTATATTAGTTTTATCTCCTTCTGTAGGAGTTATAACTGTATTTTCTTTACCTTCATTACCAATAGGTAATACTATTTTTTTAACTTCTTCTGGCATATTATTATTTATTATCTGTTATTAAATCAGTTAGTTTGCAAAGATAAGTATAATATCCTTTATTTGACAGTCTATTCATTATACTTATAAACAATTTTATAAACAATTCCTGTGATAACATATATAATGTAATCTTGTTACAATGCAAATTAGTCTTGACTTACAGGAACTTTATCTACTTTCTTTTCATTAATTCTATGCTTCTCATTTACATCATGCTCTTTTAGAGCTAACTCCCTTTTTTGTAACTCTAATTTATCTTCTTCAAGTTTTACATATTTATCTAAATCTTCTTTGCCCTCACCATCTTTACTAGATGATATAGCTTTTATCATTTCTCTATCTTTAGCTCCAGCTTCTTTAATATTAGCTAATTCAATCTTATTTTCAAGTGTGGCTTTTAATCTTTCATCTTCATGCTGTTGAGATACTTCTTCTTTTTGAGTATCTTTATCTTTCATACTAGATTCAAATTCTCTAGTAGTCTTTTCATATTCATCTAATATCTTACATAATTCAGGGATATTATCAATAGCTATTATTTTAGCAGCTAATCCAGTTCTATCATTCTGTGCAGCAGCAAAAGCAATCTTAGATAATTGTTCAAGTTTCTCATTATCTAATTTACTATTAGTAACATATACTCCCCAATTAGTATCATAATCTTCACCAGGTTCTATTTTAACAAATGTAGTATCATGTAAAATTTTATCTATATAACTACCTGCTGTACCATCTATCCATGCTACTTTACTCCATTCTAAATCAGCTTGATGTTCTCTACGTAATGCTTCATTAAATACATATATCATTAATGCACTACCTAATCTAGCCATTGCTAAATTCTGTTGATTAGTTGTAGCAGTTCCACTGGCAGGTGCTTCACCAACTCTAGCATCGCTCATATGAGATATCTCTTGAGCCTCAGCTTTAATTTGTGCTTTAAAGTTAGTCAATGCAGCTACGAATCTTTCTATTGACTGAGCTTGTGTAACACCTATTTCTCTTACACCTTGAGCTATTGTATTAAAATCAACCTCACTATCATCATAAACTAATGAATTATCAGCAAGCATTTGAGTCCATTTATCAACTATAGTTCCTGCTGCATCGTCATTAAGTAGCATTTTAGGAATAAGTATTATAGCAGCTTTAAATTTAGCTATAGTTCTTTCAATATGAAGTGTCATAATCCTATATAATACTAAATAAGGTATAAGTCTATGAGGTATAGGATTAATAGCCATACCATTCATTATACCTTTTTTACCTCCAAAAGGACTTTTGCAAATACTCTTATTATTAGGGTCTCTACGTTGTACTAAACATGGTTGAGGTTTAGTATATACTCCTGCTCTATCATCACCAAATCTCTTTTGTATATAGAACTCATTAATCCATTCTTCTTCAATCTTAATATCTCCTAGTTCAGGATTAAGTATATAAGTTTCATCTACAGTCTTAGTTGTTATCTCACCCATTGCATTTAAATAGGTGAGTATCTTAATTAGTTTCTCAGTTTTATAACAAGCAATATATCTAGTTATAAGTCTATTATTATCTATTAAATCAAATTCAGTCTTGCCTTCAATTCTATTACCCATAAACTTTTCAAAAGATTCTCCATATCTAGTATGTAATAAAGATATAGGAACTGTAATTGGGCCATCTACATTACCTCTAGTAATAAGACTATCTATATAATCCCAATCTTTAGGGTCTATTTCATGTCTATGCTTATCTATAAATTCATTTATTGATATTCTACTAATCCATAAAAATCCATCCATATCTTCTACATACTCCTCACCATTATCTATAGGAAATCCCTCTAGAGGATTAATAATATCAGTATATACTTGGTCATTGACTATATACCTATATGTATAGTATTCTTCTGTAGCCCACCAATAAAAGAATCCAAGCATACGCTTAAACTCAAAATTATTAATATCATTAAGTAAATTGATTCTCTTTTGTCCTCTTATAGCTCTATCATCAATATACTTTTTAATAAAATCATCTGCAAATGCTTTGAAATCTGGCATTTGAGGCTGTTGTTTCTGCTGTTGTGCTTGCTGTTGAGTTTGCTTAATCAGAGCTATAAATGCTTCCTGCAGCTTAGGAAATATAGTTTCTTGAAGTTTCTTATCTCTTAATAAAATTGCATCTCCATTATTAACTTTAACATGAAAAGTATATGGTAGTTGCATATATTCTCCTATACTATTTTCTTTAATAGGAGTTATAAAATCAACATCTCTTATCTTACCAGGAAGATAATCAGCTATATCTCCTATACCATCCCTTTTCTTTAAAGGACTAACTACATATTCAAATGTCTTAGCATCTATAATACCATTTGCAGCTTCTATATTTCTTGCTGTAAGTTCTTTATCATTAATAGCTATTGCTTTATTAATAATGAAATCACACATAGGTTTATACCATTCTTGCTTTTGTTTATCAGCAGATGGAACTCTATGTTTAGGTTCGTATGTAAACATATATCTTAGTTTTTATATTGATTATAACCATATAAACCAAGAGACTTTATTGTGGTCATTCCAGCAGTCTTAATCTTAGCTTTAATATTTTTAGTCTTATAAGCCATTCTTTGATACATAGCAACTTCTAATGATTTAACTCTATCATAGTTACCTTGTGAACTAAACTTTTGTATTTCTAATAAAGTAGGTACATCATATATATAATGAAATATATATCTTATTTTACCAGTTTTATCATCTACTCCAACAGGACTATATAGCCAATCTTTTAAATAAAGAGCTCCATTATCTGACATCTCTTTTCCACTAATATCTATACCATAATCAGCATTCAAATTCTCTTTAAGTTTTTCTGTTATAATACTCATAGGATTTCTGTATAACCATTTTAGCATACCCCATCTTCTAAAATTAGCTACAGTAACACCTCTATTAGTTTCAACTAACATCTTAGCATTATATCTTTCGCACAACAATAATGCAATTCTATCTACATCATCCATCTGTTCAGTCCTACCAACATAACTTGCACATATTATATCACCTGGACTATTAGATATATTATTAGGATACATTATAACATATATTGAATTAAGAGAGTTCTTAGTAGTAACTTCCTTAATTTTCTTATCTATTCCAACAGGGTCATAGCATACATAATATAAATCATTAGGTATTCTATCACCTTCTTCACTTAATGTATATGGAGGAAAAAACTCTCTAATACATCCATGTATATCATCCCCTTTTCTAAAAGGTACATTTTCAATAAATTGATGTATTTTAGTTCCATCTAATTTAAGAACCTCATTAGTTTTAAATAATATAATTCCTTTATCATCTTTAACTAACATACCATCTCTATACCATTTGAAATCAGGATTGTTTCTTATATTATTTATATGAGTATTTAAATCAGGACTA